TGATAGGTTTTCGAGTGTTCGCCATAATTAAAATTATCGCTTACTGATTAAGACAAACAGATCATCGACACGCTGTTCAAGTCTTGTAATTTGATCCTTCATACTTGTGCCCGAGTTCGGCTTTAGTTCTGCTAGGTAAGATTTAATAACCCAACGCAGACCCATAAATAAACTGCCTGTTACGGCGCATACGCCAGTAGCGATAGCGACCCAATCTTGAGCCGTCATTTCGCATTAAGTCCGTAATCAGCTTCTCCGCCAGACTTTGGATCTAATGCCTTAGCAATAGGTGCAACCAATGCACCAGCAAGGATTGCAAACTCTGGTCTGATGTCAGCAACGATTGCCAATAAGACAGTTATGCCAGAGGCAGCCACAGCTCTTAAATATGACTTAATTGCAGCCTTGTGTTTGTTTGATAGTTTCATGCGTTGCCTCCTAGTAGTGGGATGTGAAAGAAGTCTGAATTGTTATCTTGATTTTTCTTGAAACTAACATGGACATGATGTGCATGGGGATTACCCTTATATTTGCGCCAACGCCATCCAAGAATCGGTGAAGCAATTTTTGACTGATGGATTACATAACTGATGCGACCATTGGTTTTCCCATATGATCGAATTTGATCTGCCAAATATGCTGAAAGCCCTTTGTCGTCAGAAAGCCGAGCGTCAATATCAATTGCTCGCACGCATCCATTTGTGTCTGGGTTGTGATCGCTTTTTCGTGTGCTATGTCTAGCATCACCAATCCACCCATCAGATTTGCGCAAACGCTCTGGGAAGGAATCATCGATCTGCTCACGCAACTGCACAGCTGCTTTAGATAACCAAGGTTTCAAAATGCACTATTCCCTAAGATTGTGCTACGGATTAGATGGGTTTTTTACTTCATCAGGCAAAAGATCATAAGCAGCCTGAACGTCAGACCAAGTAGGTTTTGGTCTTTCATCTAACCAATTTAACTCATCAAAGCACTTTTTTGTGTTTGGCGTGGTGCTACCAAAGTATTCTGCTCCTGGTAATAGTGCTTCAATTCCTAATGCCACATCTATCATTATGCCACCTTTGTGATTGTAATTGTTGAAAAAATAGCATCGCCCCAAGTTATAGAGTTACCAAAACCAAAACTTGACTGAGTTGTCTGACCATAATGTTGCAATTCAATTACAGTACTGCTTGCTAAAGTTACTACGCCATCAAAAAAAGACGCACCAACTGAACCAACATTTCCTTCATTGTAAGCAGACATTCCTAAAATTAACATTGCGCTTCCTGTAATGTTGTAAATTCTAGTTTGATGTCTGTCCACAAATGTTGCAGGTGCGAAACCTGTTATGCGAAACGTGCCAGCAGGTAGGGTTATTTGATTACTTGCTAGAGAACATCCAGTAATGCTATTGCTTTGCGTTGTTTGTAAATCTCTAGTTCTCCATGCACCGCTTGTGAATGTGCCACCAGAAGTGCTTGATGCTTTTGTATCATTAAATGTTGCAGTTTGTATTGTTGCACCAGCAGGTGCAGCCCATTTAAGTCCTGTTGCGGTAGATGAATCAGCAACCAAAATTGTGTCATTTGCGCCAACTGTTAATTTGTCAAAAGTATCTGCACCAGTTCCAACAACCAAATCACCTTTTGCATCAAACTCTGTTGCAACTGTGTTTGTAATTGTAACTGAACCGGATGTGCCACCACCTGAAATTCCAGTTCCTGCAACAACTTCGGTAATATCACCAACATCATTTGTCACCCAAATGAAATCCATGTCGGTGTTTGAATTCTTTGCTAATATCTGACCAGTTGTGCCACCTTCAAGATCAGCCAATGATGTATCAATTGCTGAACCAAGTGTGCGGATAGCAGCTGCGCCATCCTTAACCAGATCTGTGTCGTCTGGTGTTTCCCATCCAAAGTTAGTTGTGTTTGCCATATCAGGCTACTGCTCCAATCGCATTTTCCCAAGTAAGTGTAGCACTTAAAGTGTTCCAAGCCTCTGAGGCTGATACCTGCTCCCACTGAACTGCAATTTGTGAGAACTCGATCGGGCTTAGATTTATTGTTAAGAATAATTCGTTGAATCTAGTGCTCCAACGCCAGCCTTCAACATAACCCTCAAACTGTAAGGTTGGGGCTATCTGGACAGGCAAGTCTGTAATTCGTATTGGCTGACCAATAAAGATACTTAACAAGGCATCTCGGTCTGCATCATCAATGGCTGAGTTAGTCAATGGGAATGTAATGCTGTCAAATAAGGCTCTTGGATAGGATCTAAGGGATATAAAGCGATCAGCCACAGATTGTGCATCGGTGGCATCATGCAAGACTGTGTTGATAGTTTCGCCTCGATAACCAAAAGTTTCAATGCTGTCTAAATCAATTGCACTTACCTGTGAACCAAAATTGTTGCCGTAATTTAGGAATACATCGTTGCGGACATCTGCGCCTCTAGTTAATACCTTCAATCCTGCCCCAAAGGCTGTGTTGGCTGAAATCTCTGTATAGCCATTATTGGCAAGATAATTTTGCCTGTGTAAAGCATCGGCATATCCAATGCGACCTTCGTTATCCTCATACAAGACACCAAATGCGCTGTCAGCAATAAGGCTTGCAATGTTATAGACAGTATCTGGATTCGCCCCTCGGTTTGTAATTTCATAAACTCCTGGGCGATCGATCTCTCCAAGTCCTAGGTTTTCAGCATTTGCCCAAGTAACTGTTGGGTCATATCCTGCCCATGTTTCAGCTGCTGGAACTTCATTCCAATTGTTCAAGAATAGATCAGCAAGCAATTCAAACATTTGATCGCCATCATCATCCCTAGCCAATGTTCCGTCATAAATAACTTTCGGCAATTTAGCCAATGAACCTAATGCAAGGATTGTGTAAGTAAAGGTTTCGGCAACGCTACTAGCTGATGCAACCTCGGTGGTGATGTCTGTAATGTTGCCACCAAATAAAGTCCTAAAAACATTTGTGCTATCTTTGACCTGTAATGCTATTCCGTCATTGACTTGGAAATTGTAGTTTTCATTGTTTAAAGCCACTAATGCAATTTGAATATAAGATGGCGTTGGCTGTGCGTAAATATCCTCACGCCCTGCTTGATGGGCTATATCAGAAATGGCAACATCGGTGTATTCCACACCATTGATGCTTAACTTATATTCAGGCGTAAAGACTGACATTATCTCGCTCTAGTGATGCCGCTGTTATAGAGCTGTGGAACTGATCTCGATGAACTCTGGTTTATGACCTTTGCAACCGCTCTTGCAGCACCCTCAGAATCTACCGCTTGAACTGTAATGTTGGTTACTGTTGCCACTCGATTTTCTCTAGTGTTTGCTGGAACTGCTGGCAATGGTGATGCACCTAACATTCCTGCCTGACTTGCACTTGGAGAAACATTTGGAATGTATCCAATATCTGCTCCGGGTTTAGCAATGTTAATAAATCGAATTGCTTGGTTGGCTAGTTCAGTTAATCCACCAACTACTTCTCGAACGAAATTAATAAATCCTTTTAATATATCTGCGAGTCCGCTAATTGCTTTGCCAAATGTTTCAGCACCCTTTTGGCTTTGTGCCAGTCCTGCACTTAATCCTTCATCGCCAGTCAATCCTGCAATAAACGCATTTAATGCTGGAATACCTGTGGTGTTAAGAAATGTAATGAATTGCTCAACGGCTGGAAGTAATGCAGCACCCAAGGATTCTTTGGCTTCATCAAATCCTACTTTTAAGCGATCAATCTTGCCTTGGAATGTTTCAGCATTAGCAGCTGCTGCTCCACCATAAAGATCAGACAATCTTTCTTGAACCTGAGTAAATGAAAGAGTTGATAATTCTGCCTTGGATAAACCAAGTCCTAATCTCCCTAGAGCTGTGGTGTTTCCATCCTGAGCCCTGCCTAAAGCATTGGCAACTGTTTCAAGTGCTAAGCCTCGACCTTTGGCAATGTCTAAAGATAGGTTTAATAATTTTTGGGCTTCTTCAGTTGATTTTGTCGAAACCGCTAATCTTTGCATTGCTGGACGAAGTTGGTCATCAGCCACACCAGTTGCTAAAGATGTTTGGAGGATATAAGCCTCAGTTGCCTTTATTTGGTCATCAGTTGCCCCTGTGGCGGTGCGTAGGGCAGCAGCCAACCTTAACTGAGCAGCCTCATCCTCGATGGCAGCCTTGACCCCATCAACGGCTAATTTAGTGCCATAGGCAACGGCAGCAGCAGCAGCGACTGCAAACGCAGCAGCAGCCTTCTTGCCAAACTCTGAAATCTTGCTTGAATTACTTTCGACTGCTTTGTCCGCTTCGCCTAGCTTCTTTTTTAAGTCATCAACATCGGCAAGGATTGATAACTTTAATGTGCGATTACCGGTTGCCATTAGACCCATTCCTTAATGATGCGATTGAAAGCCTGTTCCCATTTGTTAATCAATTCAGGCTGAATTCTGCGAAGGGTTGGATATATGAACCATCCTCGAGATCCACGACCTTGCCGTCCCGAATAACTAGGGAACTGTTTGAATTTATTTGAACCAAACTCAACGCCACCCCATAGTATTTGCGTAGTAGCACCACCTGAAAACTTTTGTCTTGCAAAACCATACCGGAACTCACCGATTTTGCTCGACTTAGAGATGCTAACGCCATCTGCG